AAACCGGCAACAGTCGGACAGGGGGTAAAATGAAAGAAAAAAGGTCAGGTCGCGGAATGCCATATTTTCAAAATGATCATTGGCAAAAGAATGTAGAAGATGTAAATTTAGGTGGAACAAAATACAATCCATCCGAAATGAATCAAGTAGGTGAATATAAAGAAATGGTTGATAAACAATCAGCTTATTTGAAAAAACATAAAGCACAACATTAATTTTAAGAGGCTTCATTAGCCTCTTTTTATTTAAGGAATTAATATGGCAAAAGTTAAACATGCTCCTGATTATGCTAAAGATAAAACTGCCGATGTAATTAAAAAGGGAAGTGGTCCAGCTATACCGCAAGAACATTGGCAAGTAAATAGAGATTTAACACCACAAGGTGATAATACTGGTTGGGGAGCATTTTTACCTAGACCAGGAAAAGATAGACCTACTCCACATACAAAAACAAATGAGACAGATTATTAATGGAATTATGGACAGATGAATATTTTAAAGATTTAATAATACGTCATATTAAAAAAGAAATTTCAATGAAATTTTTTGTTAAAGAAAATAGACATCCAACGATTGAAGATTATAAATATTATATGAATTTATGGACAAATATAACATTCGATGAAATGAAAATAAATAATTATGATTTAGGTATTAGTGATGAGTGATTTTGAAAAAACATATAATATCGATCCACAAAGGGAAAGACCTATTTTCTTTGAAAGAACGCCGGCTTATGAAAAATGGCGTGCTGAACAAGATTTAATGGAAAAACAATTCAAATTACAAAATGAAGAAGAACCATTAAATGAAGTAGAACAACCTGTAAAAGCAAAGAGAAAATATGAGAAAAACAAGAGTAAAATTGTTAAAAAAAAGCTTAATAAAAATGATTCCTAATTTCACTAAACAACAATGGCGTAGATATAAAACTAATTATCTTTTGGGTTGGGTGTAATGAATCAAATTGTAAAAAGAAAAACAGCTGGTGAATTATCTCAAATTGCTTCAAAAGACAACACGAAATATTTAGCACGTGAAGTTGGTGAAGCTATGTGTCAAGATGTTGATGTCGAATTAAGAAAATGTATAAATATTTATAAAGATAAAATTGATGAAGATGAATTTTGTATTGTAAGAATCATAGCTGAAGATCCATTGATAAAGTCTTTAAAACGTTTTAAATACTATGGATGGCCTTATTTACCGTCACCAAGACCTAATCAAGCTGTATTTCTATACAATAAACCCCTAGATAAAATAACTCATAGATTATGGGTATTGCCGAATGCAATGTTAATGGCAACTCTTTCAATGGAAGATGTTTTAGTACCAAAAGAATATCAGACCATGCAAGCATGGTCTGTAGCATTTTTTAAAGGGCAATTTTGGGAATATGTTAGATATGATCAAAAGATTAATTTACTTTCAGAAAGAGAGTATCTATTAAAACATCGAGAAGAATTGATCAAGGCTGGCTGTAAGGTGCCTAATTCTCGTGTCACCGAGCCCTTTGATTTTAGTAAAATCTACATTGATAAGATCGTAGACACGCAAAAAGCCATTACTCAAAAGGATATTCTCAATTGATTTTGGTAAATTTAACATTGAGATTGGAACATCAGAAACCATATATTGTAAAGTCTTTGTGTAATCCGAATAACTTTTTAATAATTCCTGTTTGAACTTTTTAAGTTGCATTTCATCAATTATTTTTGTATTTTCTAGCTCAGACATAAAGGAGAAACCTATGAATAATAATACAATAGAAAATAAAGCAGAAAGCGTTGCAACGCAAGAAAAAACCGAAAAAATCGCGGTTAAAGAAGAAATTAATAATCCGACAATAGTAAAAGAAGAAACGCCCGCTGAAGATCCTAACTGGAAAGCTTTTCGTGAAGGTAGAAAAAAAGATAGACTTGAAAGAGAAGCTGCAGAAGCAAAAGCACGTGAAAAAGAAGCTGAAGTATTAGCGCTTAAAGCAGCAATGGAAGCAGCATTTACAAATCAACCGATTCAAAGACAGCAATCCCAAAACAATGATTATAATAACGAAGAAGAAGAAACAGAAGATCAAAAGATAGAAAGGAAAGTTCAGCAAGCTTTAGAAATAAGAGAAAAACAAGCACAAAAGCAAAGAGAAGAATATGAAAAACAATCATATCCGCAACGTCTAGTACAAACATATAGCGATTTTAATTCTGCAATAGCTCAAGAAAATTTAGATTATTTAGAATATCATTATCCAGAAGTAGCTCAACCGCTTCAACATTTGCCAGATGGTTTTGATAAATGGTCATATATTTATAAAGCTATTAAAAAGTTTGTTCCAAATCATTCAACCTCGAATAAAGAAGCCAAAAAGGCAGAAAATAATTTTAATAAGCCAAAATCTATGTCCACAACTTCTATTACACAACCAGGAAATACATCAGGCAGTCATATTATTCCCGAAGATCGAAAAGCACAAAATTGGGCGAGGATGAAAGCACGAATGAATGCTATAGAATAATTTCATGAAATACACAATAGAAAACGGAATAAATTTGTTTGATTAAAATCTTTTTTCCAATTACTATGGATTTTAACAGAACGATGAATTCGTTAATTCACATTTAGACTGAAAAGTACCTCGTCAGTACAGCGGTAATTAGTTCACTCGCAATGAACGCAATTATTAACTGTATAATGAGGTTTTTTTATGTCATTTTCAACTGGTATCGTTGGAATAGGCAATATGGCTCCTGAGCTTCCAGTACAGGCAGCTGAAGACTTGTTGTCAACTCCTATGTTTAATCTAATTCACAGTTTCGGTGTTGATTTGCATCATGCAGAATCATATATCGGAAAAACTACTCGTATGTCACGTTTCGAACGTCTTTCAACAGACGGCGGTCAACTTGATGGTTCTGGTATTGATCCAGCATCAGAAGTTCCAGTACGTACTGACATTGATGCGACTATGGAAATTTACGCAAAATCAATCGTTACAAACGAACAAGTTGTTTTGTGGGAAAATTCAAAAACGCTTACAAAATTTACAGCATTGCTTGGACAATGGCTACGTGAAAAGGAAGATCTCTTAATGAGAGATTTGTTCTCCAGTTCAGTTTCCTACATTAATGCTACTGGTGGATTGAATGCCGATCAGCCAAGTAACATCAGCTTAAACGATGTAAATAACATTGAAAATATTTTACTTGGAAATGATGCAAGATCAATGTTAACAAGTTTAGAAGCAACTCTAAAATTTGCAACAGGTGGTGTTCGAGATGCTTTTATTGCGCTTGCTAATACTAACTTGTCTGCAGACCTTCAAAAAGTTCAAGGAGTAATGCTGAAATCAGCATACCCTACGCAAGAAGGTATTAGACCAGAAGAATATTGCTCAATTTCAAGATTCCGTTTCTTTGTTTCATCAAAAGCAGCAAGAATTCCAGGCATTTCTTTGAAAGGAAATACAGTTTATACAATTCCTATGTTCGGTTTGGAAGCAGCAGCAAAAATTGAACAGAATAATTACACCGCTGTTATTGGATATAGACCGCCATGGGTAGTTTCATCCGTTGCACAAAATAGCCAATTGTATGCGAAATTTGCTATCGCTAGAGCGATTACAAATCAAAACTGGATCTCTGGCTTGAATGTAACTACATTCCAACCCTCATAAGGAGATACAATGGCTTTTACTATCATTTTTCAGCAAAAAATTGTACAACCAGCAACAGCGGTTACACAATTTCTTAATGTTCCAAGTGGAGCTGATTATATTAGAGTAATTAACTTTACTCAAAGAAATTTAAGTAGTTCAACTGCTGGAAATCAGTTTGAATTTTATCCTGCTATTGATCCTCAAGGATCTTCTTTTGAAAGATTTAGAAATAATTCTACAACTTCATTAGAAAAATATAATACGACAGGTGGTTTTGTTTATAATCAAAAATATCCAGAACCAGAAGCAGCTTTGACAGGTACAACAATCACACAAGCAAATGGTGCTGTCGCTTCAGTGACAAATACCTATAGCAATGGTGATAGAGTTGTTATTTATAATGCTGTCGGAATGCAACAAATTTCCGGTATGGTATTTACAATTAGCTCTGTTACTGGTTCACAATTTACATTATTGGGACTAGATTCATCTGGCTTTGCTGCTGGTGCAACTGCATTCAGCGTTAGAAGAATTGCTCCTGCAAATCGCGTTGAGCCTAGATTCTTCTACATCACAAAAATTAGTCAAGCAACTCAAGCGGTTGTTACACTATCTGAAGCACATGATTATGTTGTTGGAATGAAAGTTGAATTTACTGTACCAGGTTCCTGCGGAATGGTTCAGTTAAACAACTTTAACCAACCGCAAAGTTTACCTGCTGTTATTGTGGCAGTAAGCACATATACTATTACAGTAAATGTTGATACATCATCGTATACAGCTTTTGCATTACCTGCATCAACAGCTTCACCAACAGCACAATTATTTGCTACTGTTGCTCCAGCTGGTGCAAGTACACAAGTGTTGGGAAGTTTTCCAAATCAAGTTGTTACTGGATATAATTTCCAATATCAAAGTTTTAGAAGCGGATTGTTTGTACCGTATTTAGTTTTACCAGCTGGTGCAGATTCACCTGGTGGACAAGCTAATGATGTATTACTAGTTCAAGTTTACAAGATGGAAACTGGAACAATGGTGTAAATATAATTTACTTGATCATATCGGTATTATCGCCGATATGATCATATTTTAGGATCGAATGCCAAATAATTATCTTCCGCCAGTAATAACGATACCATCAGCATTAGAAATAGTAGCTATATCTCAATCATTTCCAATGATTGTTACAACGACAATGAATAGCGACCAAGCTAATACATATATATCAGGACAATTAGTAAAGTTGAATGTTCCAAATGATTACAAAATGATTCAAGCAAATGGATTGCAAGGACAAATTGTAAATGTAAGTGGAGCAAATATAAGTTTAAATATAGATTCGACATTTTTCGATGCTTTTGTAATTCCTTCATCGATTAAGTCAATACAACCAGCAAGTTTATCACCAGCGGGATCAAGGAATTTGCAATTTTCAAATAATACGAAACAAGTACCGTTTCAATCATTAAATAATTTTGGCAATTAAAGGAGATAAATATGTCTAATATTATGATGGCTACAGCTTCCGGTGAACAACACGGATTAATAAACACGTTAACAAATTTCGTTACAAATGATGACTTTAAAAATATGCTTCCAATTCATAAAGCTAAACTAGAAAAAGAAAGAAAAGAAGATGCTACGATTGTCAAAGCGGAATACATGAATTCTAGAGGTAGACATGAAAGATTAACAAAACCTTATTGTAAATATGCTGGAGATCCAATTCAAATTTGGCATTTTATTCCAGGAAGAGTTTATGAAGTACCACTTGGTCTTGTTAAAGAAGTAAATGACAATAACAAGAAATTGAAAAAAAGAAGTGGATTGGTCAGTATGGATGGTGAAAATATCAAATCAGATGGTTCACCTTTAGATTCAGATCAAGACGGAGAATTTCTACATAAATTTGTAAGCACTTCATTTTAATAGGAATATAATATGGCTTCAGTACTGCCTGCAGATTCAACTTATACTATGATAGAACAGAAAGTTAGGCATTTAACTGCTTCAACAGAATCAGCTGTTCCAAGTACCGTTATTCAGCGGGCAGTAAATACATTTTATAATCAAGATTTCCCATATGCAATTAAATTAGACCAAACAAGACAAGTATATAAATTTTTAACAATTCCAAACGTAGATAGATATCCAGTTGATGTTAATAATTTGCAGGGATTTCGCGCTCCAGTTTATTTTGCGGGAGTAAGAGGAAATTTTTTTAAAAACAGAGAACTTTTATATAATTTATATCCTCGTTATCCAACTCAATATCAGCCTATTGGAGGAGATGGGATAACAACAAGTTTTACGTTTAGTTTATTTGGTAACAATCAAAATCCTTTTCCTCAGCCAAATTTTGGAATACTGAGTACACAATTAGTTATCGGCGGTATTGATGTAAATGGTAATCCGATACGAATTATTGACGATGGTGGAGCTGTTGTAAATTCATTAGGTATTGGATCAAACACAACAACAGGTAAACTTCTTTTTATTAATCAAAACAATGTCGGAAATAATGTTTATTTAGATGCTTCTAATGCACAAAAACCCGCTATACCACCTTTATCACCTATTCCTATTCCTTCGCCTCCTTCACCTTTAACTAATCAATATTGTGGTACTGTTAATTATGTTACAACACAGATAACAGTTAATTTCCCTGTAGCACCTGCAGCGGGGACAACTATAAATGTTTGGGCTGCAACTTATCAAGTAGGTAGACCATATAATCTTTTATTTTGGAATAATGAGTTAACTATTCGACCTGTTCCAGATAATGTTTATCTTTGTGAAGTAGAAGTTTATCAAACACCTGCACAATTTATGATGACAAATGATAATCCTGTTCTTAATCAATGGTGGCAATACATAGCTTATGGAACAGCAAGGGAATTACTAAGAGAAAGACAAGATGTGGAAGGTGTTGATAATCTAAAAGAAGGTTTTGATAGGCAAGAGGCTTTAGTATTAGAACGACAATCCATTGAAGAAATAGGACAGCCAAATTATACATTATTCAACAACACCGAATATGGAAATAATTCAGGTGGTGGTTGGGGAATTGGGGTTGGGTATTAATGTCAGGATATAACCCATTAAAAATTACAGGAAACAGTACTGGTTTAGTTGAAAATCGAGAAGAGTTTCTATTGCCTGATGATGCGTATCCTGTTTTACGAAATGCTTATGTATGGCGAGAAAGAATATTACGTAAAAAAGGATATCAATTACTTGGTAGATTACAACGAAATATAGGTATGACTGATGGTGCGGGTAATTTTAATGTTATCATTACACCTTTTCCTATTCAGATTGGTATTGCTTCATTTCAAATAGGAACTGATATATTTAATGATCCTCAATATAGAACTGGAACTGTAACAAATCCTGTTAATTTGATCACAAATAGCATGGGAACAGGTACATTAAATAGAAATACAGGCGTTCTAACGATTACAGGATCAATACCAAACACTGCAGTTCAATATTATCCTGGATTGCCTGTAATGGGAATAAGGACACTTGAAAGAACAAATTCTGCAAACGATAGAACTATAGTTTTTGATCAAAATTATGCTTATCAATTTAATTCTTCGACTAATCAATTTATTGAATTTATTCCAGGCACAACATGGAATAAACATAATGGTTCTGTTTCAGCTTCTGATTTTTTTTGGTCAACAAATTATTGGACAAGTGGAACTCCTTTTTCACCTTTTGGAACGACAAATAACAAGTTATTTTGGGTAACGAATAATACAGGGCAATTCGGAAATTTGGCTGATCCTCCTAGAATTACCGATGGAATAACTTGGGTAGATTTTTTTCCTTCAACATGGTCACAAATAGATGCAACCAATTATTTAACTAATTGGCTGTCTATGTTACCATATCGCGGAAGAATGGTAACCTTCAATACTTGGGAAGGACCAAACGCAACAAGTAGCTTAAATTATTCAAATCGTATTAGATGGTCTACAATTGGAAATCCATTTATTCCTTATACAGCTTCATCCTCAGGAGTTGCAGCAAAAGGATCTTGGAGAGATGACATAAGAGGACAGGGTGGATTTCTTGACATTCCTACTTCAGAAGACATTATTTCTGTTGGTTTCGTTCGTGATAACTTGGTTATTTATTGTGAGCGTAGTACATGGCAGTTACGGTATACTGGCAGATCTATTTCACCATTTCAAATCGAAAAAGTAAATAGTGAATTAGGCGCACAAAGTCCTTTTTCAGCAATTCAATTTGACACTTCATTAATTGGTATTGGTGATAAAGGTATTGTTGAATGCGATAGTTATAAATCTGAAAGAATTGATATTAAGATTCCTGATTTTGTATTTCAATTTCAAGGTACAAGCACCAATAACAATTCATTATTTAGAGTTCATGGAATTAGAGATTTTGAAAATAGATTGGCATTTTGGACTGTTTGCATACAAACTGAATATGATGGAAGACTTGGAGAATCTAATCGAATTTTTCCAAATTTAAGATTAGTTTATAATTATGAAAATGATTCATGGGCTACATTTAACGATTCATTAACAGTAATTGGAAATTATCAAGTTCAAACTAGTCGAAATTGGATAAATACTCCAATTCCTTGGGTTAAATGTAACTTTCCTTGGATAAATCAACCTGCTGCCGTACCTGTTATAATTGGTGGAAATCAACAAGGTTTTGTTGAATACCTTGATGAGTTAACAACAAATGATGTTAGTTTATTCATTACAAATATAGTTGGGAAAAACACTACACCAACATTAATAATTTCACCAAACCACAACATGAAAACCGGGTTTGTAATTGGTATTTCAGGAATAATAACAGGATCAGACTTTGATAATTTAAACGATGGAATATTTGGGATTATTGTAGTAGATGCAAATTCTTTTACTATAAATTTATATAATTCTACAACAGATCAATTTAATACACCTCAATTAGATTCATCAACGAAAGTTTATGAAGGTGGTGGCTTAATAAATATTCGAGAAAACTTTTCTATAAAGAGTAAAAAATTTAACTTTTTAGATGAAGGTCAAAATATTCAATTAGGTTACATAGATTTATTGATGGACGCAACAGAACCAGATTCGCAAGGAGAAATCGCATTAAATATTTATTTAGATTATAACGATAGCACTGTATCAAATACTCTTCCAGAAAATCAAATAAATGATGGAAATACTCCAGTAACCGCCGACCCATTTTTTAATTCAGTGATACCAACTACAAAAGCAACATTAAGTGGAATTGATGGGTCTAAATTCTGGCAACGAGTTTATTGTGCAACAAGATCTAGCTTTTTGACATTGCAATATACTTTTAATAACTTTCAAATGTCTAATGAGAAACAAGAATTAAATGTACAAATAGATGCCCAAATCCTATGGATTCGGAAGGGGGGGCGCCTTTCTTCTATATAGTACTCAAATAAGATTACACAAATATAAAATATTTGTGATAAAATAAATCAAACCAAAAATGGGGAGATTTATGAAAAATATATGTTTGAAATGTTTTGAAATGAAAGAAATGTTCCATGGAAGAGATTGTGAAGATTGTAGAAAAAAGTATTTACATCAAAAATGGTTAGAAAGAAATAGAAAAACATGTCCTATATGTAAAATTGAGCATAATATAGGAAACTGTATTGAATGTAGCAATAAATGTAAAATTTTAAATAGAATAAAAATAGTAAATGGATGTTGGGAATGGCAGGGAAAAATAAATGAGCATGGATATGGTAATATATCTCTTAAAATTGAAGGAAGAAAAAATTTAATGGTTCACAGATTAAGTTACGAAATATTTAAAGGAGAAATTCCAAATGGGTTATTAGTTTGTCATTCATGCGATAATCCTAGATGCTGTAATCCCGATCATTTATGGGTTGGAACTCCTAAAGATAATACCCAAGATATGCTCAAGAAACACAGAGGGCGGAAGAAATTATTAAATAATGAAAGAAGAGCAATAGCAGCAGGAAAAATAACAGAAGAACAAGTTAAAGAAATAAGAGAATTATATAAAAATGGCAGTTCACAAAAGGAACTTCAAGAAAAATTTAAAATAAGTCAATCACAAGTTTCCGGAATCGTAACATATAGATTTTGGAAACACGTTGATTAAAAATTAAAGGATTTTAAATGTCATCATATCAGCCAAACATACCAACAGGTTTTGTGGATTTAGATTTAGATTATCAAAGCCTACAAGGAAACTTTCAGCAGTTAGACACTACTTTTGGTATTGATCATACTTTATTTTCTAATAATACAGCACAAAACGGATATCATACTAATATTCATATGATACCACATTCAACAACTGTTACTAACCCACCAAATAATCAACCTGTTGCAGCACCTTCTGCTGTTGCCGGATATGGTCAGTTATTCGATGCCACAATTAACGATGGAATAAACACAGATCAAGCTCTGTATTTTTTAACAGGCGGTAATCGTTTAACTCAATTAACTAGTAATTTCCAACCAGTATCTTCAAATAATGGATATACATATCTTCCAGGAGGTTTGATTTTACAATGGGGTTTTGTTACATCTACTGCTTCCACTTATCAAACTTTAAATTTTTCAACAAATAATATAAATTTTCCAAATAATTGTTTTATAATATTTACTCAACCATATGGTTCAGGTACAGTTCCTGGAAGTCAAGCTACTGTAGAAATAAGAAAATCTACTATTTCTAAAACATTATTTGAATGGGTTTTTGTAACAAACTCTGGAGAATATACTGGATTTTTTTGGGTAGCAATAGGAAATTAATATGACATTATCATTAGATAGTCAATATTTTGAAAGTTACGTACCGGTATACGATGCTATTCCAGAAAATTGGGATGATGCAAGGCCTTTTATAGTTGAACAATTAAAAAAATTAGCTAATGGAGTCAATATTCGTGAAATAGGTTTTTATTTAGATCAGGAATTATCGAGTGGTAAAGCTTTTTATCCAGGAACAAATGACGTTCTAGATGGTCAAACATCACAAATATTTAGAACGATATTAAGAAAGCTTGTGATAGTCGGTCCAATAATAGCCGGATTAAATACTATAGCACATGAAATAGATATAGATATGAATTTTACATTAGTTCAATTATGGGCATCTGCAACAAACACAACAACTTTAAGATCAGTAACATTTAGTAATCCTGATACGATTTGGATAGATGCAACTAATATTAATATTGTTTCTGATGGAAGTTATGATAGATGTAATTGTATAATTGAATATTTACAAGAGGTTTAATATGGGTGTTGGAGATACTTTAAAAGGTGTTTTTGGAGGAGGATTATTCTCTAAAAAAGCAAGAGGTGCTGCTAAAGATTTCTTTTTGGGATCACCAGAAATAAGAGAAAACGTCTCAACGTTAAGACCAGAACAAGAACCTCTATATCAACAAGCGGTTAATTCAGGATTAAATAAAGGTGCTGGTGGAGTATTTGGAGAATCAGCAGATTATTATAGAAATAACTTAAGTGATAATCCGAGTGATTTAGCTGCATATTCAGCACCGGCATTACGACAATATAATGAAGAGATAGTACCTGGAATATCGGAACAATTTGCAGGAATGGGATCAGGTGGTTTATCAAGTTCAGGATTTAGAAATTCACAAACACAAGGTGGCGTCGATCTAGCTGAAAGAATAGCACAGATTAGAGCTAATTTAAGACATTCTAGCGCACAAGGATTAACTGGTATTGGTCAAATTGGATTAGGTAACTATAGTCAAAACATGGTAACTCAACCTGGATCGGAAGGATTTTTATCACAAGCAGCACCGGCAATTGGTCATGCTGCATTAGCTTATGCTACAGGAGGAACATCTTTACCAGCATCAGCTGCTATGATGCAAAGCAAAAATTCTTTTGGTGGCAACAAAGTTGGATATAATTCAAGTCCTTATGGTGGAAACAATAGTATTTCAGCAAGTCCACAATCAAATAATCAACTTCCTAGATTTGGAGCTAGATAACGATGGTTCAAAAAATAAAACAAGCAAACATTTTTGGAAGAATAGGAACAGGAATTGGAAAAGGTTTAGCTGAACAGGTTCCAGAAGAAATCCAACGTTATAGATTGAAGCAGGGATTACAAGATTTTGAAAAAGATCATGAAAACCTTACACCAATTCAACAATTAGCAAGATTATCTTCAATACCAGGAATAACACCTCAAACGATACAATCATTTTCTGAATTAGCAAAAATTCAGAATGTAAAAAATGCTTATGGAAATAGATCACAAAATAGAAAAGCCTATCAAAAGCCAGAAGATATTTCCGCATCCCCTTTACAAGAAGTTGATTTTGCTAATCTTTCACAAAGAAGAGGATTAGAATCACAAGATAATCAAACGATGAATCCTTCGAATGAGGCTGTTAATAATCAGCAACGAACACCAAATGTAAGACCAACAGATTATAATCAACCTCAAGTTGTTAATGAAAATCCATTAAATGATAAGTTTTTGACTCGCACTCCTTGGACACCACAAATGCGAGACGATAGAGTAAGTCAATATCTTGAAGAAGGGTTTCTACCTGATCAAGCAAAACAATTGCAAAGTGATGATGAAGCAAGAGATTTAGCTGAACCAGGAGCAAATAAACAAAGATATGCTGAATTAAAAAATACACAACAAGAAGCAAGAGATGCTTTAAAAAGACATTTAGAAACAAAGCTTCAAAAGACTGGTGAAGGTGTTTATAGGGATTTAAGCGGAGAAAATCTGATAAATTTAGAAAGAGGAATGGAAAGAGATTTAAGATTAAAACCTAAATCTTCGATTGAAGATGTTGCAAACGATTGGTCAAATAGAGCTTTAGATTTAGCAAAAGCAAAAAGTCAATTAAATACACTAGCATCAACAACAGGAATAGAAGCAGCTTTTAAAGGTAATCAAGTTTTAAATAAATTAAAAGAATATTCAGATATTTATAAAAAATCTGGAAATTCAGAAGAATTTTACAACACTTTAAAAAGTAACAGTTTAAAAAATGGTTTTGATTTATCGTCTCAAGGTGCTGCATCAATAGCTTACCCATTAAATAAAAATGAAAAAAATTACATATCATCTATAAAAACGAATCAAATGGGATTATTGAGAAGCGAAAAAAATTCCAGAAAATACGCTATAGAAATTGAGGAATATTTAAATGCTGATAGCAGTATGCTTTCTATAGCAAGATCATTGAGTCAAAAAGATCCTTTATTCGATCAACAAGCATTTTTTGATCAATTAAGTGAAGATAAAGATGAAATTAGATTAAATCCAAGACAACGAAGAGAAATTGCTGAAGGAACAAAAAATATAATCCCTACATGGGGAGATATTTTAATATTGGAAGCGAGACAAAAATGACATCTTTAAGACCTGATGAATTAGCTTCAGAAGCAGATATTGAAAGAGATAGAAATGTTAGAAGCAAAATAAAAGGAACAGCAAAAAGTGTAGTTTCAACAGCTATTGTAGCTGGAACTGGATATGCTTTTCCTTCTATAGCGTCAAAAGTTGCTCCCT